ATCAAAGGTATCTACCATGCTGTAGTAACCTTGGAGGAATGCTATAGATTATTTTGGGGCAGACAGCCTGAAACGATCATCGCATCTTTAAACGAAAGTGTTCCTAAAACATTAGCACGATTCGCTTCCAATACAGAAATTGGAACTGCTCTTAATTATCAAATGGCGAAAACAAAACACACTGTGCGTGTGCCTGTTGCAATGCCAGAAGGATATGGTTTTGATGGAGAATGTTTTACTTATAACATACCCGTAGTGGCGACACCTGAACCAGAGATTATCATAGATCTAAATCCAGTTCTAGAGCCACCAGTATTAGATGTCATTGAATCAGAAGTTATTGTCGAAGAGCCAATGATACAGTAATGGGTAATCTACCTTTAAAAAAAGATTCGAGATTTAAACAAGGATTTTATGCTCCCAAAAATCCTTCCAAATATATTGGTAAATTGGATAATATAATTTTTCGATCTGGTTTAGAATTAAAATTGTTTCGATGGGCAGATAATAATGTGAATGTTTTGGAATGGAATAGTGAAGAATTTGCTATTCCTTATTTTGATAGTCTTCAACGGAAAAATCGTAAGTATTTTATCGATTCTTACGTAAAAATAAAAGAAGGAGATAAAATTAAAAAATATCTTATAGAAGTTAAACCTTGGAAACAAACCCAAGAACCGAAGGCTACTAAAAATAAAAAGAAATCTAATTTACTTTATGAGCAAGTAGCATGGAAGAATAATTGTGATAAATGGTCTTTTGCTAGAGAATTCGCGAAGAAGCATGGCATGGATTTTATTATTATTACAGAAAAAGAATTAAATTAATAGAATTTACAATCATTAAACATAAATAATATTATGGCGTTGAAACTTAAATTAATCGCAGAAAATCCTGATGTGTTTGATAACTTTGAAGTTATCGAAGAGCAATCAAATCGAAATAGTGTATCCAATCTTTATGTTAAAGGACCGTTCATCGGTTGCAATAGCGTGAATAAAAATAAAAGAATGTATAAACTTGATGATACGAGAACTGAAGTTCAAAGATATATCAATGAGATGGTTCTTCCAGGTAGAGCGATGGGTGAGTTGAATCACCCTACTAGTGCTGATGTTAATCTGGAGAGAGCTTGCCATTTGGTAACAGAATTGACTGAAGTTAATGATTATTTTGTTGGTAAAGCGAAAGTCTTGTCAACACCTACTGGTCAGATCCTCCGTGCGCTTATCAATGATGGTGTTAAAGTCGGTATGTCCACTCGTGCATTGGGACAATTGATGGAAAATAATGATTACAATCTAGTTCAAAATATGCACTTGGTAGCTATTGATGCTGTTGCAGATCCATCTTATCCAAAAGCATTCGTTAATGGTATTTTGGAAAGTAAAACATACGTTGTTGAACAAGACGGTTCTTTTGAAGAAGTATATGAAAATTTTGAAAAGACCATTAAAACTCTTCCAAAACATGATATCGAGTCGTATCTCCGTCAACAAATCATAAAATTTATCAATAGTATCTAAATAATAATATGCGTAAAATATCCAAAGATATGAAAAAAGACGGTAAAGTTACTTTTGATGGTCCTAAAGTAAAAGACCGCAAACCATTTGCACCTACCACTCAGAAACATAAAGCCGAAAAAGGTAAAGGTTCTTATGCTCGTAAACCACCTGAAGAAGATGCTGAATTTAAAAAAGGTGAAACGAGCGAAGTGAAAAAAGCTGATCTGAGGCGTATGCGCGAAGAAAATAAAGGTAAAAAATTACCTCCTCCACAAAAAATGGAAATGAAAGGAGGACTTCAGAAAAAACTTAAAGAAACACTCGGAGAATCAGCATCTATCATCAAATTTATTGAAGCTATCATGACTGAAGATCATGCAAAGGCTCATAAATATTTGAAAGATACCATCAATCGCAAGATTCAAGAAAAAATTTCTCAAGAAATTGAAAAACCTTTATTCTAAAGTTAAAAAAATTATATCAAATCTCTAAATAATATTATGAAGAAAAACAAACAGAATCTTTTCTCTGAAGATGTTCAAAAAAGTCTCGGTCTTTCCGACGAATCCGTTAGTGCTATCCAAAAAGCATTGGAAGCTAAAGTAGATCTTGCAGTTGAAGCTGCATTGGTTGAACAGGATGAAGTGTATGCTACTAAATTGGAAACGGTTATGGAGTCTCTCGATCAAGATCGTTCTATCAAAATGAAAAAATTGATGGAAGCTTTTGATAAAGATAAGACTACCAAATTAGTTAAAGTTGTTAAGAAATACGAAAGAGAACAGCAAGTTGATCTAATTAGATTTAAAAAACAACTCACTGAATCTGTTAGTGCATATTTGGAAGAATTTTTGAGTGAATCCATTCCTGCTAAAGATATTGAGCAAGCAGTTAAGAATAAAACCGCTATGAACGTGTTGGGAAATCTTCGCAAAGTGTTTGCAATTGATTCTGCTGTCATGAAAGAATCTGTGTCCGATGCAATTCTACAAGGTAAAAATGAATTGGATAAACTTCGTAATGAGAACGCTTCTTTGAAGAGCAATCTTAAATCTATCACTGAAGAAAAGAATAACACACAAGTTAAACTTTTCATCGAAGGTAAGACTTCCAAGTATCCTGAATCTAAAAAGAACTTCATCAAGAAAGCTCTTGGTGACAAGTCTCTTACTTTTATCAAAGAAAATTTCGATTACACAGTTCGTCTCTTTGAAAAACAAGAGAAAAAACAACTTGAAGTAATCAAGGAAGAAGCTCTCCAAAATCGTAAACATAAGCCAGATTTCGTGAAAAATCAAAAAATCATCACGGAAAAGGTAAATAATGATGTAGAGGAGAATGATCCTTATCTGAGTGTCCTTCAAACGATGGAATTCAGAAGATAATTTCCACCCCGCACTATGAGGAATTAATTCCTGAACAAATGTGAATAGAAAATCAAATATATATGAATATCCCGCAAACTGATTTAAATGGCTCAAAAATGCAACGCGCAGTCGCTAAATGGCGTAAAGTGCTGGACTATAGCTCGAACTCGATTCCTGCTATCCAGAACGAACACGTCTATAAGACAACCGCTATGCTGCTTGAGAACCAAGAACAGTGGTGCTTTCAAGAATCCAATACTGCCGCTAGCGGTGGTGTGTTTGGAGCAACGACTTCCATTGGCAATGGTATCGCTAATACCGATGCTTATGCTACTGGTGATGCTCGTCTTCCAAAGATTCTGATTCCTATGATTAGACGTACTTTCCCTGAATTGATTTCCAATGAGATCGTAGGCGTTCAGCCTATGGGCGGACCTGTCGGTCTTGCTTTCGCTCTTCGTTATGCCTACCAAGGTGATACTTTGAGCGATGGTGGTATCGACGGATACGCTAGTCAAGGTGGAACTGGCTCCAGTTTCGGTAATCAGCTTAAAGCTGCTTACACTGGTAGCACTGGTCTTCCGAACGACGAACTTGGTTATCAACTTCTGGACACACGTTTCACTGGCACATCTGCTGGTTTCCTCTCTGGTCATGCCGAGTGGACATTCGCAGATCAAGACCGTGGTATTGCTGAACTTTTGAGCAACTACGAATTGACGGGTAAAATCCCTCAAATCGAACTCAAGTTTGACAAAACTGCTGTTGAAGCTGGGACACGTAGACTTGCAACTCGTTGGAGTGTAGAGTTGGAACAAGACATCAAAAACATGAACGGTATCGATATCGATGGAGAACTTACGAATGCAATGTCGTATGAGATCCAAGCTGAAATCGACCGTGAAGTTGTGATGCGTATGATCCAAACCGCTTTCAATGCTGGTGCTGGCGCAGGTTTCTCCATCTGGAGTCCTGTTAGTGCGGATGGTCGTTGGACTGCTGAAAGAAATATTACCTTCTATCAACGCCTTATTATCGAAAGTGGTCGTATGGCTGCTCGTAACCGTAGAGGTGCCGCTAACTTTGTTATCGCCACTCCTCGCGTTTGCAGCATCCTCGAAATGCTTCCTGACTTTAAGGTTTACGAAATCAATGGCACCGTTTCGACGGCTGGTGTTGGTATCGCAAAAGTTGGTACTGTTGGTAGCCGCTGGACGGTTTATCGTGATACTCGGACTGAAGTTCAGAACACTTCACTCTATAGCCCTAACTACTACTCTGGTCAAACCAGCGGTGTAGAATATGCGCTATTGGGTTACAAAGGTTCTGAATACTATGACACAGGTATTATTTACTGCCCATACATCCCGATTATGGTGCAACGCACAATTGGACCGAATGATTTCGCTCCTCGCGTTGGACTCATGACCCGTTATGGTATTGTAAATAACATCTTTGGTGCTAATCTTTATTATCACCTGATCATTGTCAAAGGTCTTGGTACTGCGTTTACTCCTGGTTCTGTATCGACATATTTATAATTTATTATAAATTGTTGAAGCTCAAGTAGTTACAACCAAACAAATTTGAAACCCGATGCACCGAAGAGCATCGGGTTTCCTCGTTTATATATGTATCATATAATTCTTTATCATAATTTCTAAAATTTGATCAATTTTGCTAAATAATAATATGAGCATTTATACGTTCCAACAAAACCTTCTTTCCGCTGCAAAAACTGGTAGTCCCAATCTTACCAACACGACACTCTCTGCAACAGGTGTCACATTCCTATCTGGTGCTAACGTATTTGTTACAACCAGACAAGTAGGTGTAGTTTCCTTATCTACTACTGATGTGGGTCTAGCATTCAATCCTGTTGAATTTTCAGTAGGCTCTACAGTTAATACTGCATCTGCATTCTCCCTTGCTGCTTATCCAAGTGTCACGGTAAATGTTCTTGGTTCGGTATTTAATATTCCAGCATCGCTCCACAATACTCAAATGGCTATTGTGAATACTGATAATTCATTTTCTGTGTTCCCATTCCTGAGTTCTGTTGCCACTGTTCCAACATCAGCATTCTCAGAAACCTTCTCTGTATCTACCCCTGATGCTCGTAGAAAGAGATTGCTAGGATATTAATAACAAGATACTTTTAGTCTTTATTTGTATATGAAAGCACACGGTTGATTCGTGTGCTTTTCTCTTAAATAGTAATATGTATAATAGGGGAAGTGGTTCAGGCGCAGAATCCAAAAGAACTGACGAATCATTTTATAGTGGTATTGTC